TGCAGTCCAACCTTGAATCTGTGGTACAAAGTAGAACAACTTACCGATAGGAAGGTTCATAGCTTGTACTGATACGATTTCGTTAGCTAAAAGTTTAGAGAATACACGACGAATGATTGGGAATACTACAGTTTCAAATGAACCTGAATCTGTAGTAGACGATGCTTCGTTGATTAAGAATGAAGCTTGGTTTTCATATAACTGAGCTACGTTCTCTTTTAGGTGACCACGAAGGCCTTCAAGGAACCCTAATTTGTCCCATTTGTTAATAGTATCTTCTTTGATAACTTTAAGGTGCTTAAGACCAATGTTACCAACAAGACCTGATTCTAATAATGCTCCCATTTTTTTGGATTTTTATTTGTTTTTAGTTTATTTTAATTTTGACATCAAATCTTTCATTCTCAAGAATTGAGGGTTTTCATAAGTTTTTGACTCAATCAAATTAGCCGCAGAACCTGTAGCCGGTGTTGACTCGATTTTACGTTCAAACGACTCGTTCATTGGTTGACTTTGTACTTGTGAAAGTTCGTCTTTGATGACTTTATACAAATTCTTAGATTCTTTGATTGTTTCAACACTATCAAATCTCTTCAAGATTTTAATTTTTTCTTGCTTAGATGTTGAGTGTTCAGTAAACAAACGTGTTGCGTAAGCTAAATTTGAATTAAATACAGCAACTTCGTTTAATTTATTTCTGAACACGTTAAGTGCCTTTCTGTATTCCTCATTTTTCTCTCTAAGGATTTGTAATTCAGAAGAATCTACAGACTCAACTTTTAAGTGACGTGGTGCGGCTTTAGGTTTGTCTAAACCTTTTCTACCCCATCTCTTACCACTACCAAGTGTTCTTGAAGCTTCTTTTGTTTCCACTTTCTTAGGTTTGTGTTTAAATTCGCCATCAAGAGTTTCCTTATCTTTGTATACATTAACTTTTTTAGCGTTACCTGTACCCATAGTTTTGTCGGCACTCTTTTTAACCACTTTAAACCCTTGGCCTTGATTTGGATTTTTATTATATGAGAATTTTGGTTTACCCATACCCTTACCTTTAGCTTTGAATCCTTTTTTCGATTCTTCTATTGATTCGTAATATTCCTCATCTGATTCTTCTTCGTCAGAATCTTCAGACATTTCGATTTCATAAACAACGTCTTCTTCCATCATTGGGTCAATGTCATCCATAGGCATGTCTTCCTCGTCCATTTCAATTTCATAAACGATTTGGTCACCTTCAGATTCTTCTTCGTAAGACTCTTCGTCTTTAGAATAAGGCATGAATACCTCACCTTTGTCATATTTATCGCCAAATTTGTCACGAAGTCTAGTTTCTAAATCGTCTAAGTCAGATGGTTCATATTCATCTTCGTCATCACTATCAGAACCACTAAACAGAGTATCAACAATATCATCCACTGATTCATCAGTTTCAGAATATTCTTCTCCATACTCTTCGTAGAATTCTTCATCAGATTCTCCTACAATCATGTATTCATTTTCATCATCTTTTAGGTTGATATTACCAGCGTCGTCTTTTGTAACGATGATGTTATCATCAGGTCCCATAAGTTGGAATACACGAAGTACTTCTTCGTCTGATTTGTCGGTAAGGTCGATAGGTTCTTCCATATCTTCCTCTTCTCCGTCCATGTCCATTTCGTCATCTGTTTCCATTTCGTCAGAATCCATTTCGTCATCTGTTTCCATTTCGTCAGAATCCATGTCCATTTCAGGTTCCATTTCAATCTCGTCTTCTTGTTCAGTTAGAGATTCTTTTACTAATTCTTTGATTTCTTCCTTCATAGTAGAAGCAAGTATTCCTTTTGCATTCTCAGCAACCGCTTCCTCCAAATTTTTCATTTGGATGATTGCCTCTTCAACAATTGATTTTTCTTTTGCCATTTTTGGTGTTAATTTTTTATATAAATATTATAAATTTTAAAAAAAATTATTTATATTGATAAATCAAACCAAAATAAAATAAAAAAGGAGGTATAAAACCTCCTTTAATTTAATTATTGATATATAGATTATTCTATCACCTCATCTATTTTACTTTCAACAATTGCGGTAATTCTCCAATCCTCAGAATAGTTCTCAAAAACTTTGGTAACTTTCGCTTCCACATCTGTTGGTGAATAACCTTTAACTAATTTTTCTTGTCTCATTTTTTTAATCTTTCCTGTCTCTGGGTCAGGCATGTCTGTTGTAATTTTTGCTACAAAATATTTTTCGTCCATATTCATTAATTTTAATATTTTAAATAATCGTTTAATTTTTTCATTAAGTCAAGTGATTTGTTTGAATTTTCACCCGCAGTTCTCTCGGCCTTCATTTTATTTTCTTCCTCTAAATTTTCTTCGAAATTAAATCTTTCGTTTGGTTCATTAAATAGGTAGGCACCTGGAGTAGAAGGTGACCATACCAAATCAAAACATATAAGTTCAAAATCCTCTTGTACCTCATTTTGGTCCCCGACCTTCTTTAAAGTACCAACACCACGAGATGAGATACCTAAGGTAACCCCTTGTCTTAAAAGATTTGCCGCTTGGTCTCCTTTGGTTGATACTATTCCTCTTTCGTGAAATCCTGGTGATGTTAATAATTTTAATTTACCCATCAATACAGGACCTTCCCACCATACATCAGTAATTAAATGTGAAACTCTATCTAAATCAACTAAAGATGATTCAGGGTGATTAAGTTCAGATAATGCAATACCCTTGTTAATCATTTTTTTATAATTTTCACATTCTCTCTTTAATATTTTTTCAGGATATATTCTACCGTTTCTATTTGGAGTATTATATTTCTGTAACACCGCATAAAACTCGAATGGTTTTGAGTGGTCCAACATACCTTTAGACTCACGTATTAAATCCGCATTACGATTTTCGATTGGTGATATATATCCCGCATCATACTCGACAAGTATTCCTTTTCCGCTTTGACCGGGTTGTAAAATTTGATGATTCATCTTTAATTTTCTTTATAAATATTAAAGATTGTGAGTTTCTATTTTTTCAACCTTAGTTTTTTTGGTTTTAGTTAGTTGAAATTTGAAATATTCATTGTTTGTAAAGTTTTCTTGGAATATTTGTTTACACATTTTCTTTAGTGAATCTTTTATCCTCCTAGATTTAAAATCTGTCTCTCTACCGGTTAGATAAAAGTTTATCTCTAAATTTAAAAAGGATTTTTTACCTTTTTGTAAACCACTGGACCTTAAATCTAAATCAACAATGAATTTACCATCGAATAATGTTTTATCTAATGAGTCTAAGACTGAATGTTTTATGAACCTACTTAGATTTAAAACTATTCTATTCCAATTTTCAGAATTTACTTTAGGTTCAACCCAAGTTTGGATATTTAAATATAATGATTTGAAATCAACCGAATCTACTGTGCCATATATTACTTTGGCCGTTTTAAACCCCTGTATTTGTGAGGTCTTCCCTTTTTTCATCAACTTTCCATATTATACAAGTTTATTTTTAAAAAAAATAAGTATATTTGTACCGATAGTCAAAAAAAAACTTATTTTAAAGATATTTGTAATATATGTTAATCGTTAAGTTAGATAAAAATATTAATATTGAGAAGGCTCTTAAAATTCTTAAGAGCAAAGTCATTAGGACAAAACAAACCGCTGAGTTGGTCAATAGAAAAGAATATACCAAAAAATCTGTTAGAAAAAGAGATATTCTTAAAAAAGCCAAATACGTTCAAAAAAGAAAAGATTCTGAGGATTAAAGATTTTCGTTTAAATTCTTTAATTTGAAATAATTCAATTTGTTGAAAGTTTCAGAATCGACCTTTGTTATTGTTTCGTTAACTCTCTCTAAGGTTTCTGTATCCGACGTGCTTTCAACTATTGAATTTAATTTTGATTTAACCTCATTTTTAATTGATTCATATTGTGGTTCTAATTCGGATTCATCAGTCTTTAAAAAATTTATTAATTCCTTTCTATCTGATTCATTTAGACTTTCAACATAATTTGAAAAGGTTTTATTTGCAATATTGACCATTGTTGATATTGGTAAATTTACAGTTTCACCCTTTTTGTTCTCAGGACTTTTAATCAAATTCTCAGAAATAATTTTTTTCAAATTTGAAATTGTATTATCTTCTATTTTATTTATTGTATTTTCGTAAATTGTAATGCACTCATAAATGTAATCATTTACCAAAGATTCATTTATCCCTTTGTTTGAGCTCATTTCATCATACAAATAAAATAGTTTGCTGATATTTTTATTACCTAAAACCAAAGACTTAAAATTTTTTATTTCAGTCTTAAAAGTATTATTGGAGTAAGACTCGAGTAATTTTTCCTCAATCTTAGATTTGATATTTCCGAACTTAATCATTTTCTTTTTTTATTATAAATATCAATCTCTTAGAAGTTTTTTCAATTGAGTTTCCATTTCACCCAATGAATTTCTAGCCTTTGATAAATCTATAAAGGATTCCTCTTCGATTAATGAATCACTTTCTAATAAAATATTCAAATTATCTTTAGTAACTGATTCAGGTGTCACTCCTCCTCCTTCCGCTGGAGGTGGTGGTGGAGGTAATTCTGCACCTCCTCCTTCAGCTCCTCCTGGTGGAGGTGGTGGAGCGGCTGCGGATGCGGATGTTGTACCAGTTGCAGAACCTCCATATAACTTATCAACATTATCAAATACTCCTGTACGAGTAATAATAGTTGCCGTGTTTGTTAATTCAGCACCAACCGCTTTTTCTATTCTTTGTTGTTGTAAATCTAGTTTGATTTCCTCATCACTGAATCCGAGAATGTGTTTCTTAGCCCAAGAAACTGACACAGGTGCAATACCTTCTATAGCGGCAACCGCATCCTTATACAATAACATTTTTTCTTTCCAAACATCAATCTTAAGTAAATCGGCTTGGGTTGATGGATTAGTTAAACCTAATGTAAAGTTTGTTAATTCATCCTCAAAACCTAATAAGAAAAGGTGAATAATTGCAATCTTATTTAACTCCGCAATCATGCACTTTTGGATTCTGTTGATTGTACGAGCAAAACGAATATCCTGTAATGATAGATTTTTACCCTCCCCAACAACTTCTTCAAATCCTAAGAACGCTTTTGGTACGCGAAGAGCCGTTAATAATTTCTTTTGAATGTATTCAATATCAGCAATTTCAGATAGGTTTTGAGCGCCCGCCAGTGTTTCTATTGGGGACGCTTGGGCTGGGTCCCTAACTGGAATAAAATAATCTTGGTCAACCGCCATTTGATTAAATCTCAAATCAACGTTACCTGTTTGACTATCAACTACCTGGCTTCTTTTAAACTTATTTGCAACACGTTGTACATACGCCTCAACGTCTTTGTCATCCATATTACCTACAAACACTTTAAATACACGTCTTTCAGGTGCTCTAGATGTTCTATAAATCAACATAGCATCCTCAGATAACAATAGTTGTTTCCAAATACGACGAGCCTTTTCTAACATAGATGTACCATATGGAAGTTTACGGTCATCACCCATAAGTCTAAAGTGAGCAATTTCCCATGAATTAAACTCCATGTCTTTTGCTTTCCACTTAAATCTTAAACCTCTATTTTCTTTTGGTTCCTCTACGTTCTGAGATTTTGCCGGCATACCACGTTCCAAACGTTCTATTTCTATATTTGGAAGTTGCATACATCCTACTACACCTTTGTCTGAGTCCAATTTTAAATACACAAAGTTGTCACCATATTTACATGTGTTTCTTGTCCACATTGGTAAATTGGTATTCACATCTAATATGTTATTAAACAAATCTGCTAAAATACCTTTGATTCTTTTTGACTCTGAGTAAATCTGTAACATGTGACCATTTTGGTCTACAGTAGTAGATTCCTCACCATAAATGTCTAGAGCCGCTGATATCTCAGGAGTGTACTCCATAGATTCATAGTCATAAAATGATGCAAGTCTTGTTGGTTCGTAATATACAGCTTGTGTATAAAGATTACTTTCTATTTTTGTCCACTGATTTGCAAGATAGTATGTTTGTTGAGCCTGTAATAACTCTTTTTCATACTCCTGCTTGGAAGTAGTTTTTAATAATTCTTCTTTATCAAACTTATAAGTTGGATAGTCTTGGTTTAATAATGCGTTTGGTCCAAACGCTCTTGTTAACCTTTGCCAAACTGTAAATTGTTTATTATTCTCCATTAAGGTAATTTAATCACTTTATCAATAATATAAATATTACCTCCCTCCGAATAACCAATTATATTTCATATAATCATCTCTGGTGACATTCTGTTGACCATATTGATTGATTTTTTCATTGATATTTGGTAATACTGGATTAAACGCCAGTTGGTTGGTTACATTATCGTTATTACTTACAGACCATGAGTCAATCATTGCCTTTGTCTGTTCAGTTACTTTTGTCAATTGGCTAAACGATGACTCAGCAACATATGTCGCCATGGCGATTGACATGATTAAGTCATCGTGGTGTCCTTTTTGGTGGTCAGGTCTTCCGTTTATATAAACGAAAGTGTTCATCTCATTGAACAATCTACTACTATAAATTTTAAAGTCGTGTCTCATAACTTCCTCAAATGAAGCGATTATTTGAACACGTTTATTGTTAAAATTTATACCCGGTATTTTCTCTCCCGCCTTTGGGTCCCACTTCCATTTGTTTGCAATATCAACACCATCAACATATAGATTTTTGAAACCCATTTCTTGCATTTTTCTTGAGGTTGATACCCCCATACCGCCGGTGATATCAATCACAACAAAACAAGAATACATATTCGCCCACTTGTAACAAACCTCGGCCATGGTATCAGGAGGTAACTTTCCAACATACTCGGCAACTTGTTCTCTTGTATCGAAATCAATAATTTGGAACGAACTAAAGTCTTCACTGTCTCCCCTACTAACGTCAACACCCATAACATACTTGTGTCCAATAACGGGTTCTTGCCAAATCCAAAGAGCGTTACCCATCATCTTATTCTGTGGTTCTCGTATGTCATTTTCTCTAACTTTTTGTAATAAATTTGAGTCAAATACGTTATCTCCTGAACCCAAAAAGTTACACTCTAATTCCTGAGACACCTTACGTTTGTCGTATTTCAATTTCTTAACCATACCCTCAAACCAATTTGAACAAGGTTTGTATCCTGTATCCATAATAAGTTTAAGTTCTTCGTAG